CCTGTGTTTAACAAAATTGAAGTTTACATTACCAATGTGTGTAATTTAACCTGTGATCAGTGCAATCGCTTCAACAACTTTGACTTCAAAGGGTGGCAGCGGTGGAGTGATCATGCTGACCAATACAAGCAGTGGGCAAAACTGATTGACCTAAAAGCCATCACCATCATGGGCGGAGAACCCTTGCTCAACCCCACAATTGTGGAATGGATACATGGCCTCAATGATGCTTTTGGAATTGACGTACAAATCTTAACCAATGGCACACGGTTAAACAAGGTACCAGGTTTGTATGAAGCCATTGCCAATGCCACTCCTCGCAATGGTGTCAGAAACACAATTGCAGTGAGTTTACACAACTTGGCTGATTTGGAACAGCTACAAGCAGATATACACGATTTTTTAGATGGGGCTGTGCAACAAATTGATCAAAAACAAAATTTGTGGAACAGCGATTATCAATATTCAGACCGAAACGGTGTGATCATAAATGTATACAATCAAAATCAATTTGATACATCAACAGTTCAAGTCAACCAAGAAGGTCGATATGTGTTGTTCAACAACAATCCTGCTCAAGCACATGACGCATGCACTTTTGTAAAATTCAAAAGCTATCATTTCATACGTGGCCAACTGTACAAATGCGGCCCTGCGGCACTGCTGCCAGAATTTGATCAACAACACCCATTTGATCTCTCTCTGGCAGATCGTGAAATATTACACGAGTATCAACCATTGACTGTGAACAATTTTGCTGAATACAGTGAAGAATTTTTGGCGAATTTAGACAATCCCATATCACAGTGTAAATTTTGTCCTACAAAAAAAGATTTTCGCTCAATATTTCCCATACGCAAAGGCACGGCCAAGCTATAAATACAAGACTTGGAGTTCACTATGCCAGAACAGCAACAACAATCACTGCCCACACTCAAGCAAAACTTGATCGAATATGTCAAGCTTCAGCTGGGCGGCGACATCATTGACCTAGAACTAGATCCCTCACACTACGAAGCGGCCTATCAAAAAACCATTGGCACTTACCGACAACGAGCCAACAACGCCTACGAAGAAAGCTACAGCTTTATGCAGCTGGTAGCAGACGTCAACATCTATGAACTGCCGCAAGAAGTAATTTCGGTGCGTCAAATTTTCCGCAGAACATTTGGTGACAGTTCAGGACCGTTTGCGTCAAACTTTGACCCGTTTGCACAAGCGTCAATCAACGTTTACCTGATGAACTTCAACGTAGCAGGTGGTCTGGCCACATACGACTTTTACAGTCAGTACATTGAACTGGCTGGACGCATGTTTGGTGCCTACATGAACTACACCTGGAATCCTGTGACAAAGAAACTGCAACTGATCCGTGATCCCAAAGGCTCAGGCGAAACTGTGTTGCTGTGGACCTATAACTTGAAACCTGAATTCAATCTCTTGAGTGATTATCAAATAAGTCAGTGGATTCGGGATTACATGGTGGCCAACTGCAAAATGATCATTGGTGAAGCTCGTGAAAAATTTGCCACAATTGCTGGACCACAAGGCGGCGGCAGTTTAAACGGCGCTGCCATGAAATCAGAGGCGCAGACTCAAATGGACAGTTTGATCGAACAACTCAAAATGTATGTGGACGGTAGCCAGCCTCTTACATTTGTTATTGGCTAAACTGCTCGCACTTCTATCTAAAATTGTGTTATAATCTTAGTATAATACTAGGAGAATCAAATTGGATCTCATGATCGACATTGAAGGGTTGGCAACAGGCCCTGAAGCAACAATCTTAACCATTGCGGCACAGGCATTTGATCCTCTTGGTTTGGGCTATTATGAGCACAAATATTATGCCAGAGTGGATCTCGAAAGCCAAGAAACACGTAGCATTGAACAAGGCACCATCAACTGGTGGGCCACCCAAGGAGCCGCACAAGATGAAGCCTTTGCAGAAGACGGCCGCATACCCTTGGGTCAAGCACTAGACGAACTGCACCGTTTGTGCTGGAAATGCAATCGCATCTGGATGAACGGTCCCACATACGATGCCAACATCTTGGAGCATGCCTACAAAAGCTACAGCAAGCCCTTGCCTTGGCAATATTACAAGATTCGTGATGCACGAACAGTGTACAGTTTATACCCAGGGTTGCCTCAACCAGTGACCAGTCATCATGCGCTGGAAGACTGCCGCAGACAGATTGACATGTTGCAGGCGACCCTGAAATATTTAAACATCAGGGAACTAAAATGAAAGTATTGGTCAATGGTTGTAGTCATATGTCTGGCACTGAATTAAATACCAGCGATGAAATTGCAAAGACACTGACTTGGCCAAACTTAATCAATGGATGGACAGAAATAGTTAATATTTCAGCTGCTGCATCGAGTAACGATTCAATTTGTCGTCGAACAATGTTAGAACTTGACAAAAATGACTATGATTTTGTGTACGTTCAATGGACTCACTTTGATCGCATTGAACTCCAGATACCCTTTTACAAAGATCAAGGGGTTGAAAATCAATGGTTTTGTATCAACAGCGGAAATGCTGTTAAAAAAAACAATCTCAATGGAAATGCAGATTTGATTTTTGATATTGCCCGTAATATTTTTTTAAAACAATTTGACAATACTTGGTTTGATAATTTTAATATTGCACAAATGGTGATGCTACAAACATATTTAAAAAATTGCAATATACCTTATCAATTTGGGTTCGTATTAAATGATGAGTTTCAACGAGTGAAAAAAACTACTATTATTGATGCAAGCCACGTTGTTGATCTTACCTGGATTGATTTTTGCAACAAACATCGGTTTCATCGACTAACAGCTCATTATGGTCGCGATGCTCATGAAGCCTATGCCCAACGTATTAATTTATTAAGGAACTGACATGATTATTGGCATTTGTGGATTAATTGGTGCAGGCAAAGATACTGTTGCTGATTATTTGACTAACTTCCATGGATTCCGACGTGAAAGTTTTGCCAACACGCTTAAAGACGCCGTGAGTGCAGTATTTGGTTGGGACAGAACCATGCTGGAAGGTCGTACTAAAATGGCTCGTGAATGGCGCGAACAAGTGGACCCTTGGTGGGCTGAACGTTTGGACTTGCCACATTTGACCCCGCGCTGGATCCTGCAAAATTGGGGCACAGAAGTTTGCCGTAAAGGTTTTCACGATGATATCTGGATTGCCAGTTTGGAAAACAAACTTCGTAATTCAACAGATGATGTTGTTATTAGTGATTGTCGTTTTCCCAACGAAATCAAATCAATCAAAGCCGCCGGCGGCCGGGTGGTGCGAGTGGTGCGTGGCACTGAGCCTGATTGGTACGATGCGGCTGTTAGCTATAATCGCGGTCCCAATGGTAATTCGACCTGGTCCTTGAGTGGACGCAAGCTCGAACAGTCGGGGGTGCATGCGTCAGAAACTGCCTGGGTTGGTACTCAATTTGCTATGGTGTTGGACAACAACGGTACCCTAGATGATTTGTATCAGCAGGTCAAGTGTCTGGTTCAAGATCGCCTGCCCGCCAAGTAACTTCTGTTCGAGCAATTTCTTCCACACAGTTACGGCAAACTGTACGCAGATTCCTCACAGTGACATTGTTGAGATCTCCGTCTATGTGATAAATCAACAACTGGCTGGCAAATCTTGCCTTGAACCCGCATCTGTCACATGCGGGTTTTTTCTTGTATCCTGCTGATTTCCAACGTGGCTCTCTGGGCTTGATGCCACGTTCACGGCGCTGGCAAGTTTCGCAGCGTCTGCGATAGTGTGTGACATCTCCTCGAATGTAATTCACAGCACAGGGACGTTGATTGCAGGCTTGGCAAATGGGTCTCATGGGGTATTTAGTGCCTGGACCTTTGCTAAAGGGCAGTGTAACCTGGGTTTTTTTGAGTATACCAATAAATATCAGTAACTTGAAAAGGAACCAACCATGGCACTATTATCACCGGGCGTAGAAGTAACAGTAATTGATGAGAGTCAATATATTCCTTCCGCAGTAAACACAGTACCTTATTTTTTGATTGCCACAGCACAAAACAAAGCTGATGCTGATGGAGTCGGAGTTGCAGCAGGTACAACTGTTGCCAATGCCAACAAAACTTATCTCATCACCAGTCAGCGTGATTTGGCAGCTACATTTGGTGTGCCATTCTTCTATAACACAACCACTGGTACTCCTATCAATGGCTACGAACTCAACGAATACGGACTGTTGGCAGCATACTCTGCACTGGGTGTTACCAATCGTGCTTACATACAGCGTGTGGACATTGACTTGACAGAATTAACTGCCAGTTTGAGTCGTCCAGTGGGTGC